AATAACCAATTAATCTCTCGGTATTCACTACTAGTATACTCATCAAGGGCTGTAATAGGGTCATTCATCTCAATGTCCATGTCTGCATTTGCCATTACTTCTTTTAAGTGGTCAGAGATTAAATGACTTTCTGCCCATTCATAAGCATCTTCTGTTTCATAGGGTACTTTTAAGTCGGGTATATTTTCCACTATTTTAGCGGGTGCTGATATAGGTTCTGTTGGTTTTGTTGGTTCTTTAAAGGCGGTTTCTGCTTTGTCCATTAATTCTTTATTCTCTGCTGGTGTGTTAGATGCTATTGCATCGTCACTGTAGTCGGCTGGACTTAAACCGGCTGATTCCATCGCATCACCAGTAACTGGTGTCGGTATACCGGTTACTAGATTGGCGATACTATCTGGATCGGTTGGTCCATTATCCGAACCTACATCACCAGTTTGTGCCTGTTCACCCATAACACTACTAGGTGCAATATTACAGCAACAGTCAGGATGTGCAGGATAATCTGGCAGGTCTTCTGCCGCATAAGGCGAACCAGCGGCATTGTCTTCACAATCACCGCATTCGTTTTCGTTTCCGCTATCCATCCAGTCAAAGGAAGTCACACCTTGCTGTTGCAATGCTATGACGTTTCCTTGCATACTGGCACGGGCAGTCTCGGTACGAGCGATAAGCATACTGCGTTCTGGAACAGATAACATCCGTCCACCCGCTTGTATAGGGTTTATTCCGAGGTCAGCGATTGCCTTTGCGAGTGTAGGCATATCATCGCCTCTTAATTTGGCTGCAAAGACTTCATCACCTATTGATCGACGTAGGTCGTCGGTCATATTCTTTATTAATCCAAAGTTGTATTCACGGGTAAAGGATATTGCTTGGAAGTCCGCTGGACTAAAGAATTTGTTTATGTCTGATTCTTTAAATCCCTCTGCCTTTCCGGCGAGGTATATGTCTCCTATTAATCCAGAGGCATCATGTGTTCCACTATTTAATATCTCATCATAGTGGGGTTCTAATGCGGTTACAAAGTCATAGCGGTCTTGACCTGCTTTTGCAGCGTCGTCTACTGCTTGTTTTGTTATATTGATATGTTCATTTGCTATGTTATTTAATATGGTTTCGTATGCTTGTCCTGATATGGCTAAGTCTGGAGCAATATTGTTTAGGTTCTGATTGCCTTGAGGGTCGTCCTTCATCATCTCTATTTCGACTGCATTGATTAGAGCAGGGTCAATAACGGAGAATAGCCAGTCTTTATTTATGAGGGCAAAACCCGGCGGGATTGCTTTCTGGGACTCACCGCCACAGTTCGGGCATTCATTATTATGGACTTTGTTACTCATATTCTGGAACCATTTTTATTTAATGTATTTTGCTTTGTCCATCTTATTAGTTTAATGGAACGGATGGATTTTATAATTTTTTATCGGCGACTTTATCTAGGGCAAACTAATCTAGTTTGGACATAGAATCGATCTCTTTTACTACTTCGTTTATAATGATTTGTTTGGCATATTCACAGTCAGTATCCGGTACTAATCCTTGACGACCATCCATCGTATCCCATCTAGGATAATCTTTACATACACGTGGTCGTTTACTGTATATAGTACAATGACCGTCTATTAAGTCGTTGCATTCTTCCCAGATACAGCATTCACCACATTTCATACAGAAATGTTTATAATTCTTCACTAACTTCTTTGTATATCGTGGTTCATCGTTAATAACCTTATAAATCGTTGCTATTAGATTTGGGTGATCCTCAAGATATTGTGTATTGAATCTGTTAATGATTATACTGGCGAATATTTCCCTGTCAATCATTTTTTTGCCTCTATATGAGTTGGTAGGTACGCATCGTTGCTTATTTTTACTTCTATTCGTCCACTGCCTAGGCATTGTTCACAGATGAGTCCATAGTGGAAGCCTGTACCATCGCAGTTAGGACATTCCATATTAACGACTTGGAATGGTTGGAACATCGTTATTGTTACATTGCGGGTTCGTGGGTCTATCATACTATATCCCATACCTTATTATTGTTAAATAATTCCATATTAGACTCTGGCATCTGTATACCTATCTCATGTCCACCTAATAGTGGTTTGCCGAGATGTAGACTCATATTATACAATTCTAAGGATTCTTTATGTTTAAACACTATTAAGTCTTCTTTGTCTATATAGCGTGGTGTACGGACTATATGATGTTTCCAATATCCTTGCCATGCTATTAAGTGGAAATCAAGTAATTTAGGTATCCAATTGTCCATATTAAAACCGTCCTATTGTTATTAGTTTCCTAAACTTCGTATAACATACTTCACAGAATGTAGTGGTCGTTATCCGTACTATTGGATACTTTTTACACTCTACTCGTATAATATAGGCATTGTCGGTCTGCTCACCGCAATTACTACAGATTTCAATCATATTATCACCTCAATGATTATGTTTACGTCTCATATCAAAAGTTAAATCCTGTAACATATCTATAACATCTATACGATGTTCTAGGCGTTTTTTACGATTATTGAGTCCATATAATTCTTGTTTAATGTCCTCTAATTCTAACTTCGTTCCGTTCTTTGTTACCCGTTTACCGTACACCCTCTGTACCATTCAATCACCTCTACTCTTTATAGATACCTTTTTCTTGCATCCATCGTTTTATACCACTTGCTGCTGGATTAGGAGCAGATGCACCGCCTAATAATTGAGTGTATGGTGTTTCTCCCCAAGGTACTGGATCTTCACTGTAACCTGCTCTTATTTCGTTAATCTTTGCAGAATCATTTTTAATACGCACATCTTCTGTTTGAGCACGTAATAGCTTGTTTTCGATGTCTACTTGTGGGATTTCAAATTCTTCGATCCATCCGCTATCATTACCGATAACATTGTTAAAAGCGTCTTCAAAGAGTTTTATTTCCCCTCGACGCTTCTTCCAGAAATTCTTATCCGCACCGCTGTCTTGGTCAGCACCGAGTGTACTTGTCGTGTATATTCCAACCTTTTGCGGTGGTACTCCATATACGGATAATATACGGTCTCGTACCTTATCAGTTAATTGCATGAACTCCATATCCTTATTAGTTGCACCGATGTCCTGATAGTGTCCGCCGTAAAGGAATATGTTACCTCGTGGATTCTGGTCCATTTTGGCTTTCATTTCAGCGGTTTGGCGGTCATAGACGTCTTCGCCGACTACGGTTGGGTCATATTCGAATATGCCTCTTGGATGTAACCCGCTTTTAAAGAAGTCTTTGTTAAACTGCCATGCTAGTATATCTAAGGTTAAAGAACGACTAATGTTATCTATTGGCGATTTTCCCCATGTATTGTTCCACGGATTCGGCATTTTTACGTGGATTAACTCATCGGATTCAAATACAGTGTTAGTTCCGGCATAACCCCACGCATCGAGTTCACGATTCCATGCCATCTTATGTGGAGGGATAAAGTAAAAACCGGCGGGTACACCCATCGCAACTTGATTTTCAGCCACTTCTACGAAGCAGTCTCCGGTTCCGAGGAATGATGACCACATTTTCCATGCAAAGCTTGTATAGGTTTCATCTGATTCGTGTCCTTCCGGCCATTGAAATAAGTCCGTGAGGTATGCTTCATGGTCTGTTGCGACTGTTTCGTCATCCGGTGCTATTATATTGAAGTTGGCTCCTAATATTTCTGTGATTATCGCACCGATACAGGCACTCACCCATTCTTGGTCCATTGCCGCATAGTAGGTTTGCCATCCCATTTGACTTGCTTTACTGGCTTGGCTTGCTCCTACTATGAATGGGAACAGGTCTACCATCGCTCCCGGCTTTTGTTGTGGGTTACGGTTGAATGGATTGGCTGACGATATTGCTTTCCTTATTCCTTCTAATACCATATTTGTATACCTCTTACATATCTATTATTGTTAATTTAGGTTTTGCGTTTCCTACAACCGGGAATAGTTTGTTAAATGCTCCACTAAATGTATCTACTTGGTCGTCGTGTTCTGTATTGTCTGGGAAGAAGTCACATTCTTCTAAGAACTCATTACGCCACGGTCCGTCTACTACATCTACATTGCCGGCTTCTGTATAACTGGATACATTGCTTGCACGATCTACCTTGTTTTTCTTAACAGGGTCGCTTCGTACTGGATAACCAGATAACATTCTTATTATAGCATTAGTATCACGTTTACCGGATGCTCCGCCTTCTTGTTCTAGCCATACAGTATATTTTCCTTCATATTTACTGTAGTCAGCACGTGTAGTACGTACAAGTAAATCGTCTACTTGATAGGGAGTCCAACGGACTCTTACTACATCTGCTACACACATACGATTATTTTTATATTTTAAAGCTAATAAACCTACTGTATAATCCGGATCGTTATCACCGGTAAATTCGGTCGCTGCAAAGTCCCAGTAACGTATTGCTTGTGTTATATCCGCTATTGGTACAGATCCAATTTCTTTAAACCATAAACGGTTGAATAATCCACCTTCACTGCCTATGTCCCAGTCACCATCCATCTTTTGTTTTCTTTGGATGTATGGTAACTTCATTAAGTATCTTACGTATGCTTCTTGGTTTATATACGGATTCTGTTTATATGTGGACGGTACAAACTTATATGGACCACGGATAAATCTGTCTTTAACCCATTTATGTCCTATCTTACCCGGATTAGAGGCACCACGTAAACGTAATGGTATTGGGTCGCCTTCATTCTTTCTTATACGACCAGCCATACTTGTATAAAGATATTCAGTAAAGGCGGTGAGTTCATCAAATCCTATAAACTGATACTCTGCCGAATCGTACTGTTCTAAGTCTTTCTGATTCGCTAAGTATCCAAATTCTAATTTAGCACCACTAGGGAATTGCCAATAGTTTTTCTGCTCATGCCATACGGCATCGGTATCTTGAAGCCAGTTCTTACTCCTTTCAATCAAAGCACCGGATTTATTCAGTTCCATGATACTTTTACGGAGTAATAATGCTCTATATTGGGGATACTTGACATATTCAAGTGCAGACATCAATAAGGCATCTGATTTGCCTCCGCCTGCCTGTCCACCATAGAAGGCTTCTTCATCAGGCAAACAAAGAAATATTCCTTGTTCACGGAATGGCTTATGACTATCCGGAATATACGGATTATGGAGTATATTAAGGTAGTAATTCTTTGTTATCGCTGCCTGACGTACCACTAGTGGTTGTAGTTTCGTTTTGTAAGGCGACGAGTTCGAACATATCTCCATATTCAGCCAACTCCTCTTCTATCTGTTTTTGTGTCGCTAATGTAGTTTTAACATGACTATCTGCTTCACCTTGTAATAATAAGGCTACACGTAAAAGTTCTTTTAACTCCGCAACCGTCTTTATTTTCAATACTCCAGATTCAATGTCCGTTTTTGCCTTTGCTAGTAAAGCGTGGATGTAACTGAGGTAATCTTTCTTATTCTGAGCAACAGAGTCTACTACAATCTCTTCTACTCGCTCATTAATGTCAGTTTCTCGTTCTATTGCTTTATACTCCCAATCAAAGGCTTCGAACCAACGATAAGCTGTTCTACGACTAATCTTACAAGATTCCATAACCGCTTCAACACCCGCCGTTTGAGTTCCTTCCTTAACAAAACTCTTATAATATACTTCAAAAGCTTTACGGTGCTTGTCAGTCTCTTTCATGGGCTTACGCCCCGTGCCGTTTTTAGTCATTTTTTAGTCCTATTTTGCCGTTATTGTGGCATTTTTCTTGTTTTGTCTTGTATGGTGCTTTTTTGTCTTGTCTGTATTGGTAGATGATGTTGTTGTCGCTGTCTAGTCCTATTGGGTATAGTACGCCTTCAAAGTATTTGTAGGGCGATTTGCCATTCGTGGGTGTGTTCCATATCTCTCTCATCATCTGGCTGAGTGTTTGTAGCCAGCGTTCGCTCCTTTTTCGGTTGCTGCCGGTGTTGAAGCCGTGTGCTTTGTAGAAGAGGACTTTGCCGAATAATTTTTCAGCTTCCTCACTAATATCACTCCATTTTACTGTTCCATACTTTTTAGCGATTAATAATGCTTCTGCATACTGTCCTTTACTTATATTCCATGTTGGCGGTACACCACAACAGCAACAGTAATCAGAAGCTTCCTTGTGGTGTGAATCGGATACATAGAATCGCATATCCAGTTGATGGACAAAATCACGCATACTATTTATAATCGGAGTTTTAAGAGTATAATTCAATCTTTTATATCCATTGGTATTACTGTTTTCCCTATAAAAATCCCATATATCGTAACCCACTATTTTAGACATTTCCTTATATCGATTTTTTAAAACAGTATTAGCACGTGCCTCAAGACAGAAGAACTCTGTTGTTACACTATCAGCTCCTGCCTTCTTTGCACGGAGTATTAACTGTTTGTAGTCGTCGCTTATCCCTATAATATATGGTCTAAGACGTAAGGTTACATGAAGTCCATTATCAGCCAATATCTTTATTGCTTCAATCCGTTCACGAACACTGGGACAGCCACGGTCTATACTACGACTTTTGGCTTCGTCATTAGTGATAATACTGATTTTAAAGTGCCAATTATGCTTATGCTTTTTAATCAAAGACATATATCTTGGGTCTTTAGTAAAAAACACTCCCTTTGTGGATATAGATAATGGATAATCGACTTTATCAAAGAACCTTAGCAGATCCAGACTCACACCATATTTTTCTTCGTATTTATCGAATGGATCGTTCAGTCCACCCCATTGCATTACTGTTCTGGAGTGTATATACTCATAGAACTGTTGATCTCCGGCATTTAATTCGTCTTTCCGTCCTTCTAAGCTTAAAGTGAATAATTTGACTATTTTATCAGTATTAACCGGTACTGGTTTCCTATCCATATAACCGTCTACACTATGGGATTTCTGGAAGTAAGCAAAGCAGTATATACAGTTAAAGGAGCAGGCACTGTATGTATCGAATGTCATTGGCATACTACAGTCGCATATTTCTCCACTCCATCTAGGACTGTCATAAAACTTCTTAGTTACCATTTATAGACACCTCAATCAATTTCATAGCCTGTTCAGCTTTACCCTTTGTAAATGGTGCCATTTGCTCTATAAGACCCACACGCATACCACCATTATAATCACATCTTTGACAGATACCATATTCACGATTGCGATGAAACAATAAATATCTATAAGCATTTAAAACATTATTCTTCTCCCAATATTCCTTTAAATGTCCTTTCTTCACATTCCAGAGTATTGTTTCCTCTTTCCAGTCCCTACAACAGATAGGAATGTCACCATTCCAGAATATATTGATTTCACGGAATGGATGGACGCAACGATTCTGTAACGGTTCAGATAATGGCTCTAATCCACATTTAGCATAGTTAACATTACCTGCCTGATTAAGGATTTTACGGGTTTGTTTTTCATTATCACGACGTTTCAAGTCGTCAATTATTATTAACTTTTTAGTGGAAGCGGGGTGCTTATGGTATGGGTTAAATAACCCGCTATAATAGTCAATCGGGTGGAACTTCTTGAATCTGGAAGTTAGCTTCATTTTAGACTTACCGTATGCATCAAGTATTAGAATATTACCTCCAATTCCGTAGAATATGGAAGCTTCCTTTGGGGTGATTTTCGTTCCATTAGTTGCTAATGTTATTTGGCTTTTTGGATTATATTGCCTAAAAATCTCCACTATTTGTAACCAGTTCGGATTTAAGGTTGGTTCTCCCCGTAAACTAAACTCTATACGTATTGGGTCAAATACAGATAATTCATACGCTGTTTTGGTTGCAATCATCGTATTCATATACTTACGTTCTTTAGGGACACTATCAATAGCACAAAAGGTACAAGACATATTACAACCACGTGTCAACTCCACTTGTGCAACATAAGGTTTATTCATTAGAAACCACATCCAATGCAATTTCTATATCATCTTTCAAGAATACTGGGTCGTGATTCATCAATTTAGCGTAACCCTGCACCGCTATATTATAAGCAACATCTGGCTCATTTAACAATTCAAAGGCAGATACAATACTTTCAGGACTAGTCGGGTCTACTGCCAACGAATCAACTCCATCATTAAAGTATAATCCCTTTGAATCCCATTTATTAGATATAATAACCGGCAAACCATAATCAAAGGCTTCTAAGAAAGTATATTGACTACGGCTGCCACCGTCCTTAATATAACTTAAATCAAGATAAATATCATTGGCACTATAAACACGGTTATATTCATCTTTACTAAATCCAAAGCCACCACGATAAAAGTCCTTACGCCATGCCGGATACGATTCGGATAGTTTAAAATACTCATATAACCTATTAACTTGTTCCGTACAGATATTAAGCTTCATATTACTGCCATAAGCAGCGGGGAACACCTGCTCATAATGTTTGTCAAAATCAACACGTGCAGTCATCAAAACACGTTTTCCCTTTGTAAATGGTGGTTTTTCATTCCATTGGACATAAGGATGTATAAAATAAGTAATTGGCAGGTCAGTCTTACCTTGTTTAATCATTGCATCAACATCATGCTGTGATGGTGTTATAACCTTCTTAATACCAGTATCTAGGAAGATATCATACTTCTCCGCTGGGTCATGGACAATTAAATACTTGGGTGTGGTTATTTTCTTTAAAAAGTAGAATATATCCGGTTCTAAATGCTTATCCCTGAAAGTACCGTTTATAATAATTCTATTGAACATATTAAGCTTTTTGATGGTCTGACTATCCATTTTGAGCTTATTAATTGGATACAATTTTTTATTTGTACTTAATTGGACTACTTGATGTCCATAACTTTCTAATGCTTTCTTTAGATGATAACCGTAGGTAACTATACCTCCACTTTTGAATTTAGCAAAGTCTAGTATAGCTATTCGCATTCTAAAGTATCTCCATCAACTAGTTTTGTTAAACCTCTCATTTCTGGATTGTCTAGTCCTATAAACTTCATAAACTTCTCTGCTTCTTCTTTATCCGTAAAACTGATGTGCAAAGTATAACTGCGTCCAGATTTCTCACCTTCAATTTCAGGTTCAGCTTCTTGTGGTTGTGATCCTTCCATTGGTTCGTTAAATCCTAGGTTTTGGTCTAAGTTACTCAACATTCCAATTTCAACATCATCGAAGCCGGTTATTTCACTATTAAATCCAGCAATCTTTATATCTTTAAAGTTAGCTTCTAATTTACCGTAATTCCAGTCAGATTCTTCTGTTGTCTTGTTATCTGCTATCATATAGGCAATAGCTTCCGGTGCGTCATGTTTCCATTTCATTTTGACGGTTGGTACTTTGTCTGACTTAAAAAGTACATTTTCACCATTAATCTTATAATTAGTACCTTCTGATGCTTGGTATGCTCCATGACCTGCTAATATAAAGTTGTCGGAGCTTATAACGATTGGTCGTCCCCAACCTAATTGATCTATTGAACGAGCAATCTTCTGTATCTGTTCTTCTGTGTGGATACGTGGATTCTCTGGATGTGGATTTATATCTCTTAGTTTCAGCCATTCTAGTTTTTGGTAGTTTTCCATCTTAAAAACCTCGATTAAAAAAAATGGGAGCCTTTAAGCTCCCTCATCTGTTGATATTGGCTGACTAGTAGGACAAGATAGATCTGCTGTTCCGTTTGGTTGTATTGTTGCTATTGCTGTATTTACAGTTGTTTGTACTTGTTCACTAGTCTGTAGGTCTCCTGTTTGTAGTCCTGATTCCTCTACGAACTCTCTTAAAGATAATAAGACAATAGTTCCTATGGTTGCGACTCCTGTTCCATAGACTGGTCCAATGTATGCTATGATTGCCGCGGAAGATGCTACGACTCCAGCGACCATCGCCATGAGAATTATCTTTAAAAGCTTTGTAATTCCGGGTAATGCTGCCATGTTGTTTTTCACCTCCATTTACAGTTTTATAAGATTTGTGAAGCTGCTAGAGTGATGTCTGCTGCTTCAATGGTTACGCGTTTGGCGTGCTGTGCGTTTTCTTTAGCTGCGACTGCTATAGCAGCGACTTGGTTGTCAAGAATGACTTTTAACTGTGCTGCTGCATCAAAACTTACTCTAAATCCTGTTTCTTCCCGTAACACTTTTTCTAGTGTTCCACGTCTAATTTCTGTCATTTATATCACCTCATTTTTTAAATAAGATTGAATGCTGTAAAATAAGTTAAATTTGTAATATTTGTAATGGACGACAGAGATGGGGAAAAACTGAAAAGACCATCTTTTGCTGTCGCCCAGTCCAATTGGAGATTTGTGGGGTCGGCAATAGGTAAACCGACCCCACTAATGGTAAATAATGTAACATTAATCATTTTGAATAGGTTATACTACTTATACCTTGATATAAGTACGGTGCAGTTAAATTAAATACAGGATTAAAGAGTACAAATCCACAATCGCCACAAGCGAGTTCTGCTCTCTTGTAGTCCTTCTTTAAATTCGCACTTTTACATTCTGGACATAATTTGGGTTTAAACCCAGTAATAATATCTGTCATTGGAAGTAATAAAAACCTTAATAATTGCACCCTTGTCTAATTATCCTCTTGTCCGTCGTGGTATATAAACCTTTCTGATTTAATAAACCCAGTTCACACAACCCACTATAAGAAAAATGAAGTGTGCAGGTTCTCCTAAAAATTAATTCCAAAATTTTTGAAAAAAAAAGCTCCGACCCATTTGGGTCGGTTTATCTTATTTCTCCTTGATGTAACTTGTAATAATCTATAAGGCGTCGTATGATTACACTATACGATTCGCCTTTACGTCCGAGCTTATATAAGTCAGCATGGACGTCTAACTTCACTTCCATCTGTATAACGTCCCGTTTTTCTTTCAAATTTATTCCTCCTCCACTTTGTAAAGTGACACACCTACGTTCTTTTTAAGAAATGCGTCCTTTAGAGCTATTAAAACAGATTTGCCTTCACCTTTTGGTTCGACTTTTTCCATTGCTACATATAATTCACTTATAAGGTAAGCAACTCCCATTATGACAGATACATCTCCATATTCCTCCGATACTTTCGCCATTATAGCTGTAACTACATCTTTGACATCATCAACTTGTAAAACCTTTTTAAAAGCTTTACCTATCTCATCATCTTCTATTATTTTAGTTACAGCTTCAACTGCTCCCGGATATCTGGGATATTCCTCCATAAGTAATGCTTTGGCTGCCATTTCTTCTGCTGCCTGTTTTATACGATCTATACTTTCTGCTCCGCCTTCTAGTCCCATTGCCTCCGCTAATGCCTGTTCCTTATACATATCGTCATTTAAACTCATATTATCGCTCCTTATTGTTTGTTTATTCCTCTATGATGTAGATATTCGGTTCTATTAATAACACTCTTCCTTAACAGTCCCAATGCTTCATTTAAGGCATTAATATATCTTTCAGACTCCAATTCGTCTACTGTTCCATTTTCTTCGTCAATTAAATAGAATTTCATTATTAAGTCCCCATATTACTTTCTTCGGTTGTTGCTTGGTTCAATTTGTCTGTTGCATCATTAAATAGGTTTGTTCCTTGATTTATCTCATTTGGGTCGTTATTATTTATGCCGTTTATACCATCCTGTAAACCTTGACTAGTGTCTTGATTAGCCTCTAAAATTAAATTGTAGATATTCTGGTATTTTGTTGGCGGTGTAACTCCTTGCATATCACTTATTACTCCATCTATCTGTTGTTTATCATTAGTTAATGCTGCCACTCCTGTAGCTTGGTCTATTGTTCCATCACTCATTCCTTCTGTTTGTGTACCTGCATCAGTATCAACGGTACTCATTGTACCTGTCCATCCTTGTAAATCGTTTAAAAAGTCTGATTCACTCATTTGAGCTGCTGGTGCTGTTGTTGCCGGCGTTGCTTGAGCCGGAGTCTGTGGTGTCTGTGTTGGAGCTGTACTGTTATTTCCTGTATTACTTACTGCCACACTTATTATACAGAGTATAAAAAGAAATGCGACAATTCCTAGTATCCATTTTCCTGTTTTGTTCATTTTATCACCCTATTTCTTGATTTAAGTGGTAATTTGTCTGTCATTACCAATATACTGTAAGTAATTCCTATATTACATCTAGAAAGTCTAAATGTGGATTGTAGGACGGTACAACCGTCCTCCATTGCTTTATTTAGTCTTTTCTCGAATAAACTAGGCATATTTCCGGTAATAACCTTATAATTAAATGGACTTCCTAATCCACCCATTTTAATCAGTC